TGAGCGATTCTGTTTGCGTCTCTTTCCAATTGGAACATAAGACCTTTGAATCTCTCAACTGACCATCTACCGTTTGAGTCTGTGTCTAAATCAAATATACCAGCAGTTGTTGTATTTACAGCAGCACCTTTTTCAGCGTTGATGTAGATAGTTCTTACTACTTCTCTATTGATTTCTGCAAGTATCTCAGCAGATAAAATGTTTGCAAGTTCTGTCTCAGCGTCTAAACCGTGGATTGCTTTAAGGTCTTGAGCAAGTTCCATTGTGTATTCCGCTTTAAGAGCTCTTGACTTAGCAGTCACCGTTGACTTCTCAATTGAGAACGCCATTTCAGCAAATGCGTTACCACTAGCGTCACCTAATGCTTCAGCAGCAGCTGTAGTCATAGCAGTACCTTTTGTGTAAGTACCTGGTGAACCGTCATTTAAGACAGCTGGGTTAGAGCCAGAGTGAGCAGTTGATGAATAACCATCAACGCTTGAACCAGCAGCGTTTCTACCAGAGAAGTCTGAATCTGCTTCGTCAAACATAGCTTCTGCGCCAGTTTGTGAAGTGTATCTGCTTCTCATAGCAAATATAAGACCAGTTGGACCAGTCATAGGTTGAACACCTGCAATATCGTAAGCGATAAGGTTAGGCATTGCTCTTCTTACTAAACTAATTAGGATTGGATCCCAGTTAGATATTGCTGAACCAGTTGCGTTTGTTGGTGCAGCTTCAGATAAGAAAGCAGCGTCTTCCTTAGCAGCTCTTTCTTGGTTTTCCAAGATAACAGAGGTGACGGCACGTCTATAAGAATCCGTGATTTTTGGTAAATCAGGATGCTCAAGGACTGGCTGCCATTTTTTTTCGTGAGTTTCGGATAAGTACATTTTTTATTTCTCCCTTTTCCTTGAATTAAGATATTTTAATATCTTTTGTTTTGCTAATAGCGGCAGTATAAGCAGCCATTGCTTTTGATAAGTCAACATTATCTGTTGAATCACCAGCAGCCGCCACATCATCTAAAGCCTCATCTGCTTTTTCTTTTTTTCCAAAGTATGATTCTTTGATAGTCTCACACTTTTTCTTAAAATCTTCAGCAGTTGAGTATTCAATCTCTTCAGCAAGTTTAGCAAATTTTTCTTTTTGAGTGTCTGCTAAATCAGAAGCAACTTCAGCCATAACTTCATTTCTAGTTTTGTCTGCGTTGTCTTTGTTTAGTTCAACATTCTTTTCAATTTGCTCGTTTAACTTTTTCTCTAGGTCTTCAATTTTAGTTGCTTGCGCTTCTAAAACATCATACTTCTCATCTGGAACATCAATATAATGTTCAGAGAAAAGTTTTTTAAGACCTGATATAAAGTCTTCAGCAATCTCGCCTTTAATTCCTCGTTCAAGAGCGATTTCGTTTTCTTTCATCCACTCTTCAACAACGTAAGACAAGTAAGAGTCAACTTTTTCAGTTAATTCTTCTTTTGCTTTTCCACTTTCTTGCTCTAATTTCGTGTTGTAATCTGCTTCCATTGTTTCAGCAATCTCTTTAACTTTAGAGTTTACCGCTGATTCAAATACGGTTGCAGCTTTTGTTTTAAATTCTTCGGATAAATCATCTGAACCGGCTACTAATGCGTCCATATGCTCATCAACTTCTTCTTTTTTCATCTTGTAAGACGCCATTTTATTACCGTAAGATTCTTTCTCGTCTTTCTTTTCTTTGTCAGACTCGACTTCTTCTTTTTTGTCGTCTTTCTTTTGATGTTTTTTCAAAGCGTCTAAAGCAGCTTTTGGCATTTCGCCTTCTTTGATTTCTTCCGAACCTTCTTCAGCAGTTTCTTCTTGCTCTTTAAGTTTTGGCATAGGGTCAGCTGCGCCTTGACTTTTTTGTTGAGCGTCACCAGAAACTTGCTTCATTTTTTTCGTAGCGTCTGGATTGCTGTCTGTTGGTTTAACAACAGCTGCACCTAAATCCTCTGCATTATTCATCTTTGCAATATGAGAAGGTTCAGCCGCAACAGCATTTTTCTTCGGAGCATCCGCTTGTGGGTTAGCACTTGCTTCAGCAACCGCTGATTTTTCCAAAGCCTCTACTTTATTTTCTGTCTCGGCCATTTTAGAAATCTCCTTATTCTTTTAAAATAAACGTTTATTTTATTCTCTGTAAGATATTTATAATATTAGAGATTTTTAAGAAAGGTTTTAAACACTTCTACCTTAGCTTCCGCTAATTTAATTGCTTTTGCTTTCTCTATATATCTCTTATATTCTTCAATATCCTGTGCCTTAATCTGACCATTATCCCATACCCACTCTTTGTTTTCCATAATGCCTTCTACGAAAGCGTCTGGAGCGCTTGGGTCTGCAACAATGTCAGCCGCCGTTGCTAAATAGAAGTCTTTACCTACATAATTAGCACCGTTCTTTTGTACCAAGGAACCCATACCTCTTGAAGATACTCCTAGTTGAGCGCCTTCATCAATAAGACCTTTTACAATCTTACCGTAAGGTGTGTTCATAATCTTGGCTTCACCCATAAAATTTTTACCATCTGGTGCTAAAGAAGTAACCATATGTGATACTCTCTCTAAATTAACCGTAGGACCATCTGGATGGCCTAGTTCACCGAATGCTCTATTTTTTTGGATAAATTCTCTGTTATATCTGTTTACTTCTTTCGCTAGAATATCGTTCTCGTATATTCTTCCATTTCTATTTTTGATGTCAGATTGTAAGAAGATACCACGGATTTTGTAATCTTTTTTACCGTTCTTTTCTTCTACAATGTATTCTGCCGAAGCAACTTCTTCTGATATTAGTTTCATCTAATCTCTCTCTTTGTCTTATATTTATAAAGGATTTTACCTAAACTCAACAATTATTGTGTAGTTATCGCCTAATGCGAAATTTTTAGTTGATAAAAGTAGGTCTCCAGTAGGTGTTGTTGCATTATTTGTAATTTCATTACCTGCTGTTCTTAAATCCCAATAACCATTTCCACTTAAAATAGCCGCTGTAGAATTAGTAGCTCCGTCCCATACTAACTCAACTGCCGATTTAGTATCAGACACATTTATTGAATACCATATTTTGGCAATTTTTCTATTACCATCTTCGGTCATAAATGTGACCTCTGAAGCGTCAATCTTTTTAACTAAACTCTCGCCTGTGCCGTCAGAAAAATTAGTTAACTTCGCAACGAATTTTACACCTTGCGTATCTGCTATTGTTTGTGTTGTTACCGTGTCTGCCATTTTTATTCCTCAAATCCTGATTCTTTATGGCACTCTAAACTAATATTAAATTTAGGCACCGTAGAATCTGCTTGTAATACTACGTTTTGTTCTGCTTCATCAACCAACTTATTTTCTGTTGGTTTAATCCCATAATTTCCTCTACCACTAACAGATAACTCTTTACTGCCTAGTGTTAGTTTAACATTACCTGTTCCAAATATTTCATAATAAACATTTGCAATACTAATTTTAGGTTGACTAGTTGCGTTCTTTAATTTTGCAACATCAACAACCGTACCACCATCAGATTGAATACCTTTAATGTTTGTTATAACTTTAAAGTTATCATCTGTTTTGTGTACAATAGACTTATTCTCTTTATCTAAATTATCAAACCAAAGAATAGTCATTATTGTGCGTCATAATAAGTTTTAGAAAGTTCGCCACGTTCAACCGTTTCGCCTTTCTTTCTACATCTGATATAAACTTTTGTAATCTTACCAGTTCCAGGTGCTGTATAAGTTCTAATACCGTTTGCAATAACTGAATTAGCACCTGCAGCTGAATCAGAATAAGTGTTGGCCGCTGTGGCAGTATTCTCATATTGCCATACTTCGTTTGAACCTGGTACATCTACCCACGCCATTATTCTAGTCCTATTTCCTTATCTATGTAATTATACATTACATCTGTTTTAACGTTATGTTTAATAGAAACTTTGTCAATTGTAGTTTCTACTTCTTTTACAACATCATCACAATCATAGTTTACATCATTATAAAAATCGGTCACCACTTCTTTATGAAGAGGTGATAAACTATTAAATGTCTCCGTATCAACCGGTGACTTACTGATTAGTTGGCTGACTCTCTGCACTTGGAACCTCGGCTTCAGGTGTAGGTTGTTCATTACCATTATCAGTAAATGCTATTTCTTGACCTTGCGTGTCCATAACTTGGTCTGTTCTATCGCTTGGGTCAATGACAGCTGGTTTAGGGTCGCTATGAGCTTCAGGTTGAACATCTGTAAATATTTTACTAGCAATATCTTGCCTTTGAGCGTCAAGTGAAGTTGCTACTTTATCTCTTAATGCGTCTTTAAATGCCTCACCAGCACCTGCATTATCGCCTGTTGCCAACTTGTCTATAAAGTTTTGTATTTTTTCTGACATAATTTATCTCCTATTTGATTTCTCTAGTATATTCGCCTGCGTCTGGCATAGCGATAACACCATCATCAATTTCTTTCTTAATTTGTTTGTCTATATCTGCAATTTCTCTATCAGTTTGTCTTAATACGTGTTTTCTAACAAACTCAACAGAGAAATATTTACCAACATAATCTCTCATTGAATCGGCCAATCTCAATCTTTCCATTAACATTTCTGACTCTTTCAATTCTGCAAAATGTCCATCTTGTAAAAAATTATATTGTATATTGTCTCTTAATTTGTGCCATTCTTGTTCAGCAATTACACCTTTTAAAACCAATTGAGTTTTTAAAATGTCATTAAAGAGTTCAGTAAATTTCTTTCTTAATCTTTGTACAAATTTTGTAAACTTCAATTCGTCTCTTGTAATTTCAGTTGAACGACCTAAATTAAATCCTGAAGAAGACTCTAATCTACTTACAGGAACGTTTAAAGAACGATATAACTTCGCTCTAAAATATTCTATGTCTGCAATCTCACCTAAATTTGCACCACCTGGTAAAGTATCTATTTGTGTTCCTCTACCACCCTCTCTACTTGGTAACCAGAAATCTTCCAACATTGACATATAGTTTCTGTCGTCTCTGATTTCACCTGTGCTTGCGTCATAAACAAGTTTGTTTCTGTATCTTGCCATAACATCACGTAGATATTGTTCAGCTTTTGCTTTAGGTAAATTACCTACATCAATCTTAAATATTCTTCTTTCAGGTGCCCTTGCAATTCTGTATATTACAGAAGCGTCTTCAATCATTCTTAATTGATTGACAGGCTTGATTGCTTTATGTAAATACGATAATACAAGATTTTTGTTTTGGTCAATTATGCCTGACGGACAAAATGCTATTGTGTCAGTTGCAATCTTGATACCACCTGAAGTAGTATTAGAAACGCCTTTTTCGTTGTAGATGTAGTATTCTTCAAACTCATCAACAACCGTTAATCCATAAGGTGTAGGACCGTCTGGACGCTTCTTCCTAATCTCTCTTATCTTTTTGATTTTACGTGGGTCAATGTATCTTAACTCTGTTATACCTTTGACTGGTGATTCTCTATCAATAACTTTATGATAATAGATTCTACCATCAACGTACCATCTTCTAAAGATGTCGTGACCTCTTGTATTAAAGTTCATCAACCTTAATACTTCTTGAAATTCGTTATCTATTTTTTTCTTGATTTCTATACCGTAATTAACCGAAGTTAAATCAAGCTTTACTGCGTCTTTTAACTCATTAGCAACGATAGCTTCGTTGATAATATCTTCAACTGCCATATCACACTCGGGGTGTAGGGCAATTTCTCTATATCTTCTAATTAGTTCCTGCTCGTTCTTAGCAGTACCTTCCATATCAAGGTACTGGCCAAAATAACCACCAGCGGCGACGGTTTGTGTTCCGTCATCCGCTTGTGGTGTAGTAAAGCTTTGTTTTGGATCCTGCGGCTTTTTCTTCCGTGTGATAGAAAATCCAAATAAATCTGCCATAATAATAATCCTTTGTATTTACTACTTATATTTATGTATTAAGTAGTAGTATTACTTTCAAAGTATTGGTAATTAAATGTCACCTGGAATTCTTCAATAGTGTCATTATTACCGTAGTCAAGTTCAATTGCAGCTATCGTTGTCGGGTATGCACCTCTTAAAGTGTACGACTTGATAGTTGCACCGTTTCTATCCAATTGGTCAACAAAAGCGTCAACTTGATAGTCAGCAGGATTTGTTAATCCTTCACCATCAGTTGCGTTATTGATACCATTAGACCATCTTTCAAATGCGTTTCTTAATTTGAAATTTGTATCATTTAGTACCGTTATTGTCCAATCTTCATAGGTCCTGTCACCAGCGATTTTTACCTGTCTGCCTCTAAAAGGAACAGCGATACTTCCTACCGTCATTGCCGGTAATTGAGTAATCTTACATAAAAATGCTAGTTCTTCTATTTCGCCACCAACTTGTGAGTAACCAGGAAAAGGCATTGTAACCTTAAACTGATTAGGTCTAGCGCCACCGCCAGCAAGTTTAGCTTTGAAGTCATTAATGTTTGCCATTGTTTATTCTCCTCTTCTATCCTTACCCAGCAACTTCGTCAAAAGAGACGCCAGTTCTAGTAGCGATAAATTGTAATGTGATAAAGTTGATACTTCTTGCTGGTTTCACAAAGATTTCAGCAATAAATTCGTTTCTATCAATTACTTCGCCTGTGTTGTTAGTTTCATCACACACTACTAAAAAGTCTGTGATACCTC